ATATGTGATACGGAAGATTGGAATTATCTTCAAGCGTGTAAAAGTATGTTTATGACGAACTCTATGAATAAAGAGAGAGAACAATATCTCTCGGGTCGTCAGGTTAATTTTGAATTAAATTACGACAACAGCGACACGAAGGCAGCTTCTTATGGTCTCGGTAATAATAAAGAATACGACCAAGTCGGCGGGACTCACAATCTTCAAGGTCTCTCTGTTGAGGAGCATTTACTCCTTGAATCTAAATCAGAGTTTCAGATAAAGCTTCACGAATTATTTCCTTATATGAAGGCAGGCAATACTCTCCCGCTATTTCTTCTCCCGAATGAGAGAGTTCAGGTTCAGCTCTTTTGGACGGAGTTGACTGACCGCGTTTCTATTGCGAAGGGTAGTGGTAAAAAGGCTGAACTTTTAGAGATAGATCAGACAAGAACGAAGCTGATTTCAGACCATATTTTTTATGACGGGGACACTATGGCTTCTTTTGAAGCTTCTAATAAATCAGGATTAACTTTTGAATATATTGATTATCGTTTATCTAAACAATCTCTCGTGAACCGCTCGGCTTCGGGAGCAGACTGGGGAGCTCAATATGATACGAAAAATAATGTGAGAAATATTGGTGGAAATGGAATGATTGTTGATAAAGTATTTTTCGCTTATGAAGACCCGAATCGCGATTGCGAGCAGTTAGTCGGGAAGTTCGCTGCTGTTGGAATGAGTCCGTCGGGTGATAATGTTGCAGTTATGAAATCCAATCTATTTGTAAATAATGAATATTTATATCCACAGGAAATCTCTAATCCCGCCCGTCAATTTCATAATCTAAAAGAAACAGGAGGAATGATCCCGTTTATCACGAGAGAATGTTATTCAGGAGAAGGAAAAGGTGGTCTCTCTACTGGTGCGGCTTATCATTTTGAGGGACACACGAACGAGGTTCAACTTGCAGGGAAGTTCTTTTGGAATGGATTCAATCTTAAAGGTCTAAATCAGCGAGTAGACAATCGCGGATTAGAATTACACACGAACGCAGAGGAAATGCCTGATTTGAAGACGAAGACTATTGGCTCGTATACACAGAGGGCGTGGCTTGAAATCAAGAGATATGTTGTTATTAAGGACGGACACCTTGAATGTTATTTCGCATAATTTAAAATATTATTAATATTATAAAATGATTTTTTTTTGTTGTTGTTGTGAATGTATAATTTGGATTGTTAGACCCCGAAAGAAGAAAAAGAAAATAAAGTTTAATAAATACTATTATGAAAAAAAATATAAACCTTAATATATAATGGATAAACCTCTTTATAAACCTTTTAAATCTAAATCTAAAAATAAAAAATACTCGGTTTATGTTCTGAAAAACGATAAGAAAAGATTAATACATTTCGGGGATTCAAGATACGGACAATATAAAGATAAAATAGGAGTTTATTCTTCATTAGATCACGGAGATAAACAGAGAAGAAAGAATTATCATTCAAGACACGGGAAGGCGACTGATAAAAACACAGCGAAATATTGGAGTCATAAGATTCTATGGTGAAATAAAAATCGCCTGTTGGTTATTTATTATATAATAGAAATATCCAATCGGCAATTATCTAATTTTTAACAATCTATTTTTTAATATTATTATATAATATAAATATAATAATGACCGATTATGCGGATATAACTCTCCTTGAATGTAATAGGAGGCAATCTACTAATGCAGAAACTCTAACCGATAATTCAATATGGACGAATAGGCTGGGAGAAGTTGTTGAATTAGAAATGGGAGACGAGATTTCTGTTGAATCAGCATTTATCAATCAGAAAGGTTGTGCGAATCCATTATCAATTGAGTTCAGGGGTGTTGATTTAAAAGCGGAAGGGACTTTTAATTATAGTCAGGACATACTCCCCGAAATAAAGTTTATTAATGACGAAGGAAATAAGGTTCAACAGACAACAACAATTTTTCAAAATAAATTAAATATAGACACGAAAATCCCTTTAAAAGATAATGAAGCGAATATTGAAGTTTCTTATTATAAAACTATGAACGGAGAAAATCATATATTTCTCCCGAGGAACTTTCTCCCGAGAATTGGAGCAGCGAAAACAGCGTCAGAAGACTTCACGAATCTTCTCACCACCGCCACCGCCGAAGAGTCAATATGGAGCAAGAGTGATTTTAATTTAGACCAAAATGCAGCGACAGACGCGAACACGAAAGGAATGGATAGGGGATACGGGTCGGGAATCCCTGTATACGCTCCCGACCACATAGAATTATGTGCGGGAGATTACACGGACGGCTGGACGGGACATTTAAGAAAATCTTTCAATTGGAATGATTATGGAATATATCAAACAGGGAAGTTCGGGGCTACGGGAGAAATATCTAAAAGAGCACGAATAGACGGATTTAAAATAATCTCAACACACAACAAGAATTATTATGTAATAAGACCGAAAATAAATAATGATAGATTCACTATGTTTCAAAAAGATTATATGTGGGAGAATTATAATGATATTCAAAAGGTAGTTTATACAGAAGACCCCGCTCCAAGAGGAGACGGAGTGAGTCCAGTTTTAGTCAGTTCTAAAATGTATTATGACGGAACGGGATTAGAAAAAATAAAAGGGCAGATTAATAAATATGAAGTTCAAATATCCTCTTCTCCTGATTTATTTCAATATCACGAAAAGAAAGATTTAATAACATTAAAACTCGCGAAAGGATTTCAATCTCCTTCTTCAATTTCAGAACAATTGACTCAACAGATTCAAGAGGAAACAGAGGATTCTCCTGAATGTTTTAATGTATTAAATGAAGTCGCGGGAACTGATAGAATGTCTTATACAATAAAAACAAAAACATTTAAAACATATAACGCGGCTAATTATGGAGATTTTACTCACGGAAATAAGCAAGAATATAATGTAAATAAAAACGCGTCTGCATTCAATTACTATTCAACATTTAACACAATATTCGTGAAGAGAGCTGATTTATTCACAGCGGGGAGAAAGATTAATAATTGGTATGGATATGTTGGGAACGACGAAAATGTAGATCCCTTCGTGTTGACTGACTCGGGAACAGAAGGATTCGGGACACCGAACTTTATAAAGAATGAGATATTAATTGAGAGAAATAATACAGGGGCGGGAGGAACTCCAATCGGGAATTATAGTCAACCGATAGATACTTCTTGGGAATGGAATGATTTTAATTTAACAAGACTGAATGAATTGTTTAAAGTTCAGGGAAATTATCCTGAATTATTTAAATGTATGACTTCGGACAGAATAAATGAAAATGAATTGTTTAAAAATACGAAAGAAACAACATATTTAAACGGAACAATCATTCAGGCTGTTTCTAATCCAACGATAGAAAATGCAAGATTTCTTCATATGTCCCGATTCAATAGAAACACTACTGCTCCTCCCGCTGGAACTAATAATTATCCTTATTTAGGTGATTCGGGTCATTATATTATGGGATATAAAGCGACAATAGATCCCGCAGTTGGAGAGGCGACTTTTGATTGTCCTCACACAACGCTCCCGATATTTTTTAAATATTATCCTGAACTCGCTGATAAATATATTGAAACTCCTGATATTAAACAAGATTTATTATGTTATGGATTCGCGTCCAAGATTAGATATGGAGATAAATATTATATAAGAATCCACCCCGAAGCTCCATACTCACAGGGAATCCATATGGACTTCTTCGCTATGAGGGCGGGTTATAAGGCGAACGACCCCGCGACTGCGAATGATTGGAGGCCTTATAAAATTGAAGCTGGGAAATGTCTTATTGGTTGGGATTTTCATTTCAATTCTTATGGGAATGTCTGTTCTCTTGGATTTCAGGGAGATTTAGGAACTTCATTTTCAAGAGAATATGAAAAGGGATATGGTTCAGATTTTAATCTTATGAATCCCTCTGCTCCAACAACAGGAGAAATGGCGAGAAAGGTTCGTTCTGCGGTTATTGGTGCGAATAATGCTGCGTTCGTTTTTGATAATATTTCAGGAAAGTTCGGGATTAAAGATTTACATATGCCCGAGAAAATAGGTCAACCTTTTAATGCGGGACAGACTGATTCTGTTGCTGCGAGAGGAAAGGAGATTGAGACCGCGACAACAATCCCGATAATTGCAGACGCGAACTCTGTTTGTTATAAAATAAATAAGAGATTAAGAGTTTCTTCATATTGTCCCGACTTGGAAGGGAATGAGACTATAATTGAGGGAAACACTCAACTTGTTAAACCTCCCGAGCCCGCGACAACGAATCCCCCGAAGGCTGCGACTGCTCCCGAAAATATAATGAGTTTTACTTTTATGAATACAAGAATATCTCCTTATAAAATATTTGATTCTCATATGGGAGTGAATCTCAATTTAGGGAATTGTTTTAAAATTGACGATATTAATCGTCAACCCGAAATATGGGAAAGAGGAATGTTGGGATTATTAGGTTTCACATACGACCAATTTAATCCTAAAATAATCAACGAGAACAACAGAGGAGACGCGAGAGTTGATTTCAGGAATATTGAATCATTACATAAACCGACTACGAATTGCGAAGTATTAAACACGGATATTCAGAACTATTCTATGAATCCATATGGCGGGATAAATTATAGTCCAACAATAACCAATCCAATTTATATCCCGAAGTTTAATGTAGTGAATAAATCAACGGGGGCGGTTGTTGAAGTAGCTAAAACATATTTTCCTCCAATCGTTCAAGATACTAATTCAATCACAATTGAAGGATTAAAACTCCCTTCATTAGTAGCTCGTCCATATCTAACAATAAGATCAGATATATTATCTCATTCTAAATATATCGGGGGAAATGATTCAGGATTAAAACTCCCGATTATTTCTGTTATAAACAAGATTAATGCGGATAAAGATTTTATCCAAGTTTCAGATTCTTCTTTTAATTATACAATAACTCGGCCTTGTAGGTTTTCAGAGATTACAACTGCAATCACTAATCCTGACGGATCTCTCGCTGATACAGAAGACGGGAATGCGGTTATATATAAAATTATGAAGAAAGGAGATTTAACGAATTACGATATATTATCTCAAATCTTAAATGAATCAAAAAAAGGAAAGAAGAAATAAAATATATATAATTATTATAATGCCGACTTATAAACAACAATTCAATAAAAAACACGGATTCAAATTAAGTGAATCTCATTCATTAAAAGAAATTGCTGATTTATCAGGATACACTCTCCCGTCTATAAAAAAGATAATGTTGAAAGGTGAAGGGGCTTTTCATTCTAATCCGCAGTCAGTTCGTCCACATATTAAATCCGCGGAGGCTTGGGGATATTCAAGAGTTTATGCAAGTATAAACCCGAAATCTAAATCTTATCAAATTGATAAGGTTCATTTAAAAAAAAAGAAGAAGAAAAATAAATAATATATATAATATTAAATGGCTAATTTTACTCATAAAGAGTTTATAGTTTATGACGATTATATGACGCCGAAATATGCGTGGGATAATATAAAACAATATATCCCGAAAGATAAAATCATATGGGAAGCGTTTATGGGAGACGGGAAATCGGGAGAATATTTAAAAGAACTTGGATTGAATGTTATTCATAATGATAATGATTTTTTTAAGAGTAATGAGGGAGATATTATTGTAAGTAATCCGCCATTTTCTAAATGTAAGGAAATAATCCCGAGATTAAAAGAATTAGATAAACCTTTTATTTTAATTCTACCTTCAAGTAAAATTAACACTCAATATTTCAGAGTTTTTAAAAATGATATACAATTAATAATCCCGCCGAAAAGAATCCAATTCTTAAAGAATGGAAATGAATTAAATAATAAATGCAACTTTGATTGTTTTTATTATTGTTATAAAATGAATCTCCCGAATGATATTATATGGATTTAATAAAATCGCCTATTGGTTATTAATTATATAATATAAATATCCAATCGGCGATTTTTAATCAAAATATAAAGTGAAGAGCCCGTGTTTAATTTCACATTTATATTGATTCGTAGTCTTTAATTTCTGCTTCTGTTCTAATTCTTTTTTAACAATATCACTTATAATTGGATTATATTTATTAAGACAATAATCACAAGTATTCAGCTTCTTTATACATTTTCTCACGGAGGGAATATCTCCATAATTACAGATATATTCTGCGTCATTAAAAATATCTTGATAATCATTATAATCTGAAACAGATAAAAGAAATCCATTATTGCAGAAATGTTTTATTTTTTTACAGATAAGAATCACATTATTCTTTTCTTTAATAGTAAGTCTTTTCTTGGGGTTGATTGTAGTTAGATAATATTTTAAATCTGTTATATTATATAAACACATATCTTCATTCGGTTCAATATCTTCAATTAACTTTAATTTATCACTTAATAAATCAGCTAAATCAACTTTTCTGTATTTCTTGGGATTCACAATATCAATCTTAAATATATCAATAATTTTTACAAGTTCATTTTTAGAGTGAGATTTATGAATCATAATGTTTTATAATTATATAATATATATTATTTTATATTTATTAAATATAAACGAATGAAGGAATTAACTGCCCCCGAAATAAGGAGACTTATAAAAGCTCATAATGTTTTAACTAAAATCACAATCCCGAAAGGTGCGAAGAAGGTTGACCTTATTAAATTAATTAATGACGCGGGATTCAAATTAGATCACGAGGCGAAAAAGATTACTAAAATGAGGAAAGGAAAGCAGGATATAGCTGACGGGACTTCAATTGACCTCCCCGCAGGTGATACACCCGAACAGAAGGCGGCGAAGAAAGCGAAGGCGAAGGCTGCGAAGGATAAGAAGGCGGCTGAAATAAAGGCGAAGAGTGCAGCAGATATTCAGAAAGGAGCTGCTCTTGGAAAGCTTGTAGCTGCGAGGAGAATGAAAAAAGATATGATTAAAAATAAAGCGACTAAACCAACAGCCGCCACGAAGACAACTGCGAAGGCTTCAAGTATACAGAAGAAGTCCGCCCCGAAATATTCAAAGCCCGCAGATAAACCAGCACCGAAAAAGATTGTTAAATCAAAGGTAGTGAATACGAAGAAAGTCCCTGACGCTCCACCGAAGAAGGCTGCGACTCCACCGAAGAAAGGTTTAATAGATACACCGAAAGACCCGAAGAAACCTGTTAAAAAGAAATTAGGATTAACGGGAATAAATATAAATACAAGTCCACAGGATACTCCAAGCGTTAAAGATATTCAGGGATTAGACTTGAAGAAAGACGAACCGCCACCGAAAAAGATTGTGAAAGAAATTGCTGATATGAGTGTTGAGGAGATTGTTGAAATATCTTTTAAAAATAGAATAGACGGCTCAAAATTATTCGTCCCTTTTAAAGGTTCAAAAAATAATCATTTACTTTATATGTTATACACACTCGGGAAGAATAAGAATGATTGTGGAGTCAATCCAAAGTTAATGGCTGATATATTTAATAATGCGGGAGGTTCAAAGAAAGTGATAAGAAATAATATGGAGGAGATTCAGGAGGCGGTCGCGAGGTGTGCGAAGCGTGGGAAAATGTTATGTGTCCCCGTGAAAAGGTCGGGACACGCGAATATGTTAATCTTTAATTTTCACAGAAAAGAAGTTGAAAGGTTTGAGCCTCACGGATACAGCGACAAGAAAGGAACTGATAAAGATAATCTCGGGCTCGGTGCTGTTATAAAAGATATGAATAAATATTTTAAAAAAGAATTGGGATATGAGTTTAAATATATGAAGCCGAAGCAAGTCTCTAATCAGACGATAAAAGATAAAGGAGATTGGGAGGAATATCAAGGATTTCAATATTCAGACAGGTCAAGAGATATGCCGAAGAATCTCACATTCAAGAATGTCGTCATTACGAGTGCAGGAGGATATTGTATGGCGTGGGGATATTTCTATTTAGATTTAAGATTGAAGTTCCCTAAATTATCAGGTGGGGAGATTATAACGAAATCATTTGATATATTAATGAGTGATACGGCACAGCAGGCAGGGAGACAGAGATTTCGCAATATGGTAATCGGTATGACCGATCAGATTTATAAATGGGGAGAGGATATGGTTAAGAAAGGATTTATAACAGAAGAGAAGTTTATAAAAGGAATAGATCAGGGAGGGAATTGGAAACCTCGTGATAAGTCAGGAGCGAACGAAGGAAATGATATTCAAGTTGAATATCGTGCTGCGATTCTTAAATGGAGCGAGGACGAGTGGAAAAGGCTTGCAGAATGATAAAACAATCAATTAATCTCTTATTATGATACATTATTAATGTAAAATGACCCTTAAATCTTATATTGTTATATATATACACTTAAAGAAATAATAAAATCGCGATTTTATTATTTCTTTAAGTGCTAATTAGTCATTATTCAAGTTTAAAGACTATATAAAGGGGATAATTGATATATATATGTATCATAAACCTTGATTTATTTGATTTATTATACATTTAATAAATAAATATTATATATATTAAAGTATGGATAAACTTATTCTTATTAAAAGTCTCCCGATTCCAGTTGACCTTCAAGATATTATTATTATTAATTATAAATATGATTGTCTTGAAGAATCTAAATATATTCCACAATCCCGAAAGTTAATTTCTCATATCCAATATTATTTTTGGCTAAATAAGAAATTAAATAAAAAAGATAATCTTAATGAATCAATATTGAAAACAATCAAGGAGTTTGATTATTACGAAAAACTTTAATCTGAATCACTTGTTAAATATAAGAAGCCGTCCTCTGTCGCCCCGACTTTATTATGCTCCTCTTCTCCAATATCAGAATCATATTCTCCTTCTTCTGCATTAGCTTCTTTCTGTTCTTTATATGAAGGCTTCCAATCGGGATCTCCCGTTAGAACTTCCACGAATGCTTGTATTAAATCAGGTCTTCCATTTTTCGCGAGAATTGAAATAATTTCTTCGTAATCAGTTTCGTCCATTTATATTTATATAATATATTTTTATTTTAATCCTTTAATTTTTCCGCGTTTTAATTTCTCAATTTTTTTATATTTAATATTATATAATCAATAATGGTCGGCTGGTCTTTATATGAAGATTTAGAATGGGGGAAAATGAATGAGAAGAAGTTCTTATGGTTTATGAATAAAAACATATATCAAGACGATTTTCTTAAAATGTATAAGAATGAAAAAAATGAAGTTGACTTTAAGAATAAGACAGAAATATCTGAATTGAAATCCCGACAGAATACTTATAAGTATTATCCAACAACATTCTTCGGCTATAATAAATTAATTCATATTGATAATTTATTAAATGAAAAAAAAAGAATATTTAAGTTTTACTTCTTATTCACCGACGGACTTTATGAATGGATATATAATGCAGAATCTAAATATACTCTTGAAGATTATTATCATAAAGAAAAAGGACGAACAATTAAAATGGTTCACATTAAGATTGAAGATTTAAAATTGATTACGAAATGGATTACTTCGCGGACTCCTCTGCCTCCTGAATATCTTTCGTATCTTTAATATACACCTTCGCCATAGTATCGGTTGAATGTCCCGTGATTTTAGCCATAGCCTCCATTTCTTTTTTAGTATCTGAAAACTTATCACTTAACACAATCTTTCTCAACATAGTTGTTGAGATTGACTTATTCATATATTTTTTTGAAGTTTTAAGAAGTAGCTGTGAAATACTATTTCTTGAATAAGCTTTTCCTGTTGAAGATTTAAATAATATCCCCATTCCTGTTTTACGAATATAAGCCCTCAATAACTTCTCTAAATCCTTCGGGACTTTAAACTTTAATTCCTCATATTTAGAAGAAGTCTTGAACTTATTAAGAACGAAAAACATATCAGCTTTATTAACAACGAGATAATTATTATCCTCCTTATCCTTGGCCGAGAGTTTATTATATTCAGTCTTGCGGATTGCAGAACAACCTGATAAATCGTTGCGAAGCGGGAGGACAATATGAATGCGATAAATAACATATACAGCGAGAAGCATAGCCTCTGATTGTTTTAATTCTTTCTTCTTCCAACCTTTAAGATCCGCTTCCATTTGAGAAATCATTTTCTTTATTTCTTCTAATGAAACGAAGTTCGCCTTCTGTTTTTCTGATATTGTTCCCTTCGCATTCTCGTCTTCCTATTGTTTATTTAAATCGTCTCTTAATGTATTATATTTCTCCAATAAAGAATCATATTCTTTTTTATGATTTAGAGCCATTAAAAGAATGATAATTGAATTATAATAATTTCGTTGACTTGTATAATGTAATTCTTTTAATCTATCCTTTACTTCTTCAACCTTCTTCAAGAATCCCCAATCTTCCGTATCAAACATTTTCTTCAACTTCTTCAAATTAGATTCATACATTTTAATTGTTGAATCTTTAACATTCGGCCTCGCTTCTTTAATTGTCGCATTCAAATCCTTCACTTTCATATTTATATAATAATATAAGATTATTATATTTAAATAAAAATTATCAATAAAATAAGATTAAGAAAATCGCCTATTGGTTATTAATTATATAATATAAATATCCAATCGGCAACTATTTATTTTTTAGTGAATAACCATAATTGAATCACCCTTTATCTGAATCGTCTTAATATGACTAATAAAGATTTTCCATAGCTTTCCCTTTCTCGCACCACGAGCCGCAGGCACAGCCTCTTCATATCGCAGATTAAGTCTCATATCTTTATTCCGCCCGTCATAAATAGTGTTAGAATCCAGCGTTAGAGCCCGACCGATTACAAAATTGTTCTTGTAATTTACAAAAGAGCGTGGAGTGCAGTTGTGAGATTGAATGAGAGCTTTCTCTAATTCTATCAAATGATTCTGGTCTATTCCCGCCCCGAGTCCAGTTGTCTTCGCAGTATCCACACGACGCGAGGGGACTTGTTTCCCTTCAATTAAGAAATTATATGAAGAGAGTCCGTCTCCTATTCCTGAAATAAAAGGCTGTTGTGAACGAGTATTGACGAATTGGTCTGTCGCCAACGGGTTCGGTTCGGTGTTATTAATCAAATAAGTTGAAGCCGAATCACAAGCCTCCTTCGCAGTATAAGGTTTACTATCACAACCCAAGCATAAAACGCTGCGAGCCTTGGCGTGTTCGCAACTAATCGGGATTGTAGCCTGAACCTCGTCAGCACCGACAGATTGAAGATTGCAGGAGATAGAAGGGAGGTCAAACATAATGACTCCACCTTGTTTCATTTTATTCGCCATTCCCGATTCATACTGACTCCCCATATCTAACTGACGAACAACTAATTTCGGGTCAGATATTTTATATGTCGGGAGAAAGTCGTCCTTCCGCGATAGACTAACAACAGCAATATTTCTCGCGTCGTCAGCAGGTAGATCAGCAGCGGGTTTTCTCGCGGTGGCTATTGTATACTTAATATTCTGTTTCGTTCCTGTATTTCCCGCCGAGATTGTTTTAATGATACAAGTTCCCCCCATATCAAATTGAGCCCCCGTTGTTCTATTAAAAAATCCTACTTCTTCTCCTATCTGAAAAGGGGAGTGAGAAGCGTCCAATTGAGAATTATCATTCTCCGTGAAGAATGTGTCCTGTGCGGCGGAAGACTTGTCCCACTTCGCATTCGCTCCGTCAATAGACGAGTAAAAAGGAGCAAATGAAGCCTTTCTGTGAATGCTTGTCTGATCTAATACTCGGGCGATATGACGATTCGGGGCACAGGTCAGTTCTACGAAAAGCCCGTTCGTTAAAAGATTCGGGAAAGCCTTCTGTGAATTAGCAAAACAACCCATATGAAGAGGCATAGTAATTCTCGCCGTGATATACTCTGATTGATTAGTAGCTTCAAGAGTCGTCGCGGGGTCTTTATCTTTATTCGGTTGAGAATTAAACTGACTAACAACACAATCAGATTGAATGGATTTAGTTGTTCCAGCCGTTCCGTGAGTTTCAGGCAGCCAAGTTCCACAGCCCTCCGTCATAGCTCGCTTATTACGAATCGCGTCCGTTGTATCATAAGAATATTTAATGTTTACGAAAGAAGAATATTCTTGAAGTTCCTCAATTAAATCCTGACGATTTCCTGCATAACAAGCCACCCGAGAAAATAAACTCTGCGAACCAATCACGCCGTCAAGACATAGTTTCGTCGGGAGAGAAGTCGCTCCACCCGTCGCAAGTTTAAGGTCAAATTGAAGCATAGAATCCTTTCCCGAAAAGAACTTCACAGACGGAGGGATATAAATCCCGATCACCTGATTCTCCTGATATTCCTTTCCACCTTCACAACTGATTTCAATATCGGACTGACCGATATTCATTTTATCACCAACTTTCCAATAAGAGCCGCTCATTTTTATAATAATATAATATATAATTATTATATTAATATAATTTTAAAAAAAGATTAAATATAGAAAAAAACTATAAACATTCAGATATTATCTGTTTATCATAATTATCAATTTTATAAGGGATTTTTAATTTATCAATATAAAATTGTTCTTTATTAATTGTATTTTCTTTATGAGATATACAGACAAGACAATCTTGAATGGGACAATCATATATTAAAGAATCACTTATTCCATTTAAAAATTGAACTCCTTCACCAGTCATTCCATTATTGAATTGTTGAGAAGATTTCCACATTTTAATCGTGTATATCATAGAAGCTTCGTGAATTAATTGTTTTTTATTACACCTCATAAACGCCATATTATAATCGTGATAAGGATAAGTGAATAACATTTCAGAAGAACCGATAATTTTATATTTATTATTTTTTATCATATCAACTCCTTTTTTAATATAATCTTTATTATATAAATCGTCCGTATCCATATGAGCGACAATTCCATTTTTATTTAATTTATAAATATATCTGCATATATCATTTCTCTTTTTTCCAATTGTTTTTCGTTGACTTGATAGATAAATTAATTTAACGGGAGATATTGAATCTTTAAGATTCTTAATAATATCAGCCGATAATTTTTTATTTGAATCGTCGTCCATTATAAGGGTTAAGAGTTCTTTTGGATATGTCTGTTTATTAATATTATGTTTTATTATCGGGAGAAACTTCTCCCTCTTGTAAAACGGCATTTGAATATATACATTCATTTTTAATATATATTATATTTTTATTCTCTAATTCATTTTTGATAAAACTTATATCTTCTTTAACTCGGGATATGTCGGAGCATAGCAATTTTATATCTTCCAATAGTTTTTCTAAACTCTCATTTGTGGGGTTTTCGGTCTCTGTGATATTCGTCTTATAATATGACGGATAAAATAATTGAGATAAAAAATTATGAAACATTTATATTCTTTTATAATATAAACGATAAAAAAAAAATATATTATTAATTATTAATAATGAGTGATACAACAGCAACAGCGACACCGCCTCCCCTCACGGGTCTTGATTTATGGACGCCGAATGATTATAGCAATTTTATAACTATATCAGCCGCCGCCATAGGAACAACTCTCCTCGTGTTGTTTAAGTCTCGTTGCGTCAAGATAAATATCTGCTGGGGTTTATGGAGCTGTGATCGGGAGATTCTTGAAGAAGACGAAGTTAATAATAGTCCAACACCGCCACCTGATATGTTAAGGCCTCAACCTTCTTCAAGAATATCGGGTGCATTATCAACAGCAGAACCCGAACCCGAGCCCGAACAATTGAGACCATAAGATTTCATTAAGTCAACCTTATCAGGATATTTTTCAATAAAATCATTTATTCTGTTATGATATTTATAATAATTCAGAAGAGCTTTACATTTTAAGAGTTCTTTATTATCTTGATATTTCTTCGCTTTTAATTCTTTATTGGCTTCATAGTGAGCCTTCGCTCTTGCACGATTCGCAATTTTAAAATCTTCATTATCTTTATTTTTAAGATATTTTATCTTATCTTTTTCAACTCTTCGCTTGTATGAATCAAGAATGTTGTTAATCTTTTCAGGAGTTAGTTCGGCCATTATAACTTATATATATATATAATATATATAATTATTTTTTAAATATAAACGCGATAATAGAAAAAGAATGATTGTTTAAGAAATGTCCGTTTGGATATTTATATTATATAAAAAATAACCAATCGGCAATTATTTAAGTCCGCGTTTATTTTCTTGAAATTATTTTCTAATATATATTATAAAAATGAGAATAGAAAAAAAGATACTTAAAAAGGAAGCGATAATATATATTAAGAATAGAGAAAAGGAAACGATTGAGAATATATTAAATAAAGAACTGATAATTAAAATAAGCGATAATAATATAATGACCTCTAAAACATTCACAACCTTCAAGCTTCGTCATAATCAGAAACTCCCGAGCGACGAGTGGACGAAAGACGAGACTAAAACTTATCACATAAATAAGTCTAAATGGAGGGAGCGTTCAGTTCAAGACCTTATGGACGATACTTTTAATAATTACGGAATCCCCTGCGGGAAAGTGAATGGATTTTGGGTTCTTGACCTTGACTTCTATATCAAGAAAGAAAAGAATCCATATGACCCCGATAATTGTCTATTTACACAGACATTCGGGGACGCGGCTGAATACATTAAGAAACATAACATTCTCGCCTGCAAGACTATCTCGGGCGGATTTCATTTATATTTTAAATATGATAATAAATATAAACAGACAACCTGCGGGGATCTCCATATAGACACCCGCTCTGACGGAGGATATGTAGTCGCTCCATATGCGACAATTGATAAAAACAGATACACTTTTATTGACGGAGAAATTAATCCAATTCAAGAAGAGCTCGGTGAATGGGTTCTTAAAAATGTAATCAATAAAAAGAAAAAAGAATATAAACCTGTTAATAGGAAAATTAAAGTAAAGAATCCAATCACTAATCAAGAAGAAGAAGTTATGGAGCAAGATATAGATTTATCAGTTTTTAAAATTGAAATGACTGAATATCTTATGAATGAAATCTTAAAGAAACTCCCTGACGATTATTATTTTGACGATTATCAAGGTTTTTTAATTTTTACAACTGCTATGAAACAGCTTGGAATGAAAAAATTATGGAAGAAATATATTAATGAAAAAGTTGAGAAGAAACACCTTCTTCAAGGCTCGTCTTGGAATATTAAAAAAATGTGGGATAATTGTCGCTCGGGGACTTACTACTCAATCAACGCAATTCTAAACGCCTCTGAATATAAAAACGCAAGAACCGCCCTTGATTATTATAAATATAAACCAACCCCGAAAAATACATTCAAGCCTCATTATATTATGAATCAAGAGAAACTCGGTTTTGATACGGGTGATAAACATTTCTTCGCGGTTCACAACGACAGAGTTGTAATGATTGAATCAGACACAGGAACAGGAAAAACAACCGAAGCCAAGAAGGAGTTTTTAAGAAATGAAAATCGTCCATTTCTTTCTATTGTTTCAAGGATTTCTCTTGGAGAAGAACAGGTTTCTATTTTCAGGAAAGCTGGTTTAATGTGTGATTTTCACGAAGAATTAACTGAAAGAAATAAAAGGTCGGGTCGTGGCTGGGGAACTCGTGAGGGATATAATATTGTAATCACAATTGATTCACTTATGAAATTAAATAATTTTGAAGATTTTGAGGGATACACAATCTTCTTGGACGAGGTTAATTCTCTTATTGAATATCTTAATATCTGTCCTCTCCTTAATAAATCCCGAGCTATTATCAAGCCTCTATTTGAGAAAATGATTAGACAAGCGAATAAAGTAATTTGCACGGACGCAGATATTAATGAAATCTCCCTTGATTATATGAAGGATATTACTGAATATAAATACATTAAAAATGAATATCAACACAACAACGGAGTTGAAGCCACAGAAATCTTTTCATTTGATTCATTTATTAAAGAAGTCAACGCAGAAAAAGAATGGTTAATCCCCTGTGATTCTAAAACTCAATCAGAAATTATCGGTCATATCAACGCGTCAAGTGATTATGTTTTAATTACAAGTGAAGGCTGGTTTCATTCAGGAACTAAAAAATATTTAGTAGGTGAAGAGAGAGATATGGATTTATATCCAAGAATCATTTTCTCCCCTGCGATTGTTTATGGATTAGATTCGGTCAGGGAGAGACCCGTTTATTGTTATTTCAAGGAACATACAATCTCTCCCGTGGCTATGATTCAACAGATATGTCGTTGCCGAAATATCAAGTATCTTCGCTTTCTATTCACCGATAAGAAATGTAAACCTTATCAATATCATTCTCCCGAACACGCTCAACAAGAAATCACGGATCGGGAGCTTTACGGGGCGACTAATAATCATTATATTAATGAAGACGGAGAAAGAGTCCTGATTGATAAATGTGAGAGATATAATAATATCTTATCTCAATATATATATCGTCAGGATTGTTATGATACTAACAAGTTCGCACACTTTATCAATATTATCAGGAGTCGTGGCTTCAAGGTTTCATTATCATTCTATCAGACAAAACAAATGGAGACTAAATATGCAGAACAGACACAAGAAGAAAAAGAAGTCAATTTTATTGAATCAGTTGAGAAATATTCGTTATATCTTATTGAATATCATAAGACATTAAAAGACGAAGAAGATATTATTATTCAGGAACATAATTCTCGCTGTGAGTTTCTTCGTAAAAATGAGAATAAATATGACGAAGAAGAAGTTGTTGAAGAATTAAATTATGAACTTCAACAATTCAATTCTAAAATTAAAAAACTATATGAAGACCAAGGAGAAGTTGGAAAGTTCTTTTCTCCCGCTGCGATTAAGATTAATGAGATTCTAAAAATCCCTTATAAAGATTTAATCCCTTATATGGAGCTTTTTCAAAACCCGAGAGAACTTGAAAGACACTTCAATATTTCTAAATATTTTAATAATGATAAAGCCACAATTCAAGAAGGTCAACATAAGAAAGCTGATTTCAATCCTAACAAGGGAAACACTATTGAAGCGAAACTTCTATTTATTCATAAATATCGCGACCTTCTATCTATGGACGAAGATATAACCAATATTTCGGTTGATAAGAATCTAAATGAAAAACAATCAGAAACTTTTATGAAAGAATATTCAATCGTCTTTGAACGATTCAGGGGAAAAGAAATCCCCGACTTTAAGGAGACTAAATATAATCAACAATATATTATTAAAATGTATAAAAACTTATTCGGGAAAGATATTATTAAATCCAAGAAAACAACTAAAAACAAGAAATCAATTACTAAATATGAGTTCAATCAGGAGCTTCTTGATTCTCATAATAAAGTCTTATCTTTCAGGGCGAGGAAAGAAGAGGACACACCCGCCTTCGGTTATATGATTGAATAATGTCCTATTGGATATTTATATTATATAAAAAATAACCAACAGGCGATTTTTAACATTTACCCTTTTTCTTATGTCCCTTCATTACAGCGGCTCGCGTGGCTCTACTGCACGCCAATTGAGATTCACCTATTTCGGCCTCGGTCTCCTTATCTTCAAATATAGCCGCTTCTTTAATCATTTCTTTTTTCTTCTCTTCAACTGAAAATTGAAGAACAGCTCCTTCTTGAAGGGGCTTCACTTTCTTTCCACTATTTTTCGGGATATTGGACGCAGTATCTTTCACATAATTCATTTTATTTATAATATTAATATATATTTTTTTTTATATTATATAATTATAAATAAAATGAGTCTTGTGATATGTTCTAATGAAACAGAAGGCGACGCGTCATTTTCACGCTTCGCAACTAATCAAGCCCCTTATAGATTTACGAATCACCTCGTCTCTCCATTAGAGATTGAAGAAGATTCAGAAGTAGCGGTTCAATCTATTAAATGCAATAAAGACGGACTTGTTAAAATTGACGCTGATATGAGATTTTATCAGTTTTTCGGTCGTGATTTAAGATATGGAGCAGGGGCAACAGCCACGCCCGCTGTTGATAATGTTGATAATTCTCTCGGCTGGCCGATCGCCTGTGGACTAAAATTAAACAATAAGAATATGAGTGAATATATGTCTGTCTTTGATTTCGCTTCAAGACTTCAAGACGGAATGAGAACAGGAATCCCTCACCCTGATTTCGTTGATTTAGCTCCACTTTCTAAATGTGAATTATTAAGGGACGGCGGAGGTGTTGTTGGGAGCGGTTTTAAAGGTTTTCAGTTGACTTATAAATATAAACCTCGCCCCGACCCTTCTGTCGCTGCGGAGAAATTAAATCCTCCTTTAAGTTGGGCGTTGAGATCGGTAGAAGAGGGACGAGAGCAGGTTGTCGTTTCAGCGAACGGAAAAACGATTGAATGTAAAAAAGGAAAAGCCGCGAATGGAACAGGTATGTCTTTTATGGAAACGAATAAAAATTGCGTTTGGGGAAAAGAAAAACCAATCTCACATTTGGACGGAGTTTGTGAATATGATTTGAGAGATATGGGAGTTCAGGAGGTAATTGTTGAAGCAGGAAAGCCCGATACTTATCATTTTACTAAATATTCAAAAGATTTCGTAGTTGGACTCGCTCGGGCTGTCCCTTTAACAGGTGGAGGACTTGATAAAAATGTCCCTCCGAATGTAAACACGGGACAGGCTGACGGGACTGGACGAGATTTCACGAGATACGCACAGAACACTTGGGATTATGCGGTGAGCTGCGAACAGATAGGACAGGCAGGAAATAGGTGGTTGAAGGTCGGTCATTTAACAGCAGACCCCCTCGCAGACGGAAATCCCGCCCTCCCTCCATTCGCTATGACGGACATTCAATATTATAAAGGGTCAGCCCCGACCGAGTTCGCTGGTTCTAATTTCAAGAATAATTCTGCACCCGCCGCCGCAACCGACGAAATCGGGAGATACAATATGAGCTCCAACGCCTCTCATTTTGATACAATCTCTTTTAAAATAACGAATGAAATTATGACGATTTCTTTTAAAAGATTATTCGCACTCAACGGGGACACCCCCCCGACATATGCAGAAACGGCTGGATTCCCTCACGAGGTCGTGATTTGTTCTTATAGTATGAAAGACGCGGCGGGATTTAGTAAACTCACTTGCCCGAAACCTGTGAATCAGGCTTGTTGGAATATGTATCCGAAAGTTCTTCTCCCTTTTAAAGATCAGGTTGTAGTCCTTCACGAATATATGGGGAGAAATACGGGATATGAGGCAGCCAATACAGAGGCGGATTGGTATTGTAGAGAGTTGAAAAAAGGTCATTCTAATTCAATTTTAAGTTTAGAAAATAGATATTGGAATAATCCAGCCGACGCCAACATTTTCCCTATGTTAGGAACTTCGGGCTCTAATGCGACGACAGGATTTCAGAGTAAAAATATGAATGTTATTCTTTCTCCACAGACTCTTAATTATCCTTATACAGAAGAAGCCAATATGCAATATATTCTCGGTTTTGTCGGGAGAGGTGTTTTAGATACAAGGGCAGCCACAAGTTCAGAAGCGAGTCAGCAGATAGTTTTCGTCTCTGACGCCGCTCCATTAATACAGGCGAAAGATTCTATGTTTGTTCGTCTTGATAATTTCACACAATCTTCATTCAACGCAGGAGTCGGGCGACCTTCTAAAATCCTTTATCACCTCCCGAGATTTGATACAAGCAACAGAGAAATTGGAGCTGGATTATATTTTGAACCACAGGAGAGAGTTTATGTTAAATTAGGGAATACTAATAAAACAACAATCAACGAACTTGATTTGTCTGTATGTAATAACCGAGAACAACTTCTCACGGATCTCACAGGAGAAACGATTATATGTCTACATTTTAGAAAGTCAGGGAGTCAGGAATAATCAATCATAATCTTTTTTTAACTAATATTTAGAAATCTTTTAAAATTAATAGAAACTTATTAAAATATATTTCTATTATATAAATAAGAATGGCTGATTTTCTCCCCGAAGTAATTGAAACAGAACCCGAAGCACTTAAAGAGAATCAAGAAAGCGAGGAAGAGGAAGACGATTATGTGGACGAAGTTCAGGTTAAAATCCAAGAAGAAGATATATTTAATAAAGAAGAAGTCAAGGAGGAAGTTGTTGAAGAACCTTTGAAAATTAAAGAAGTTATTGATAAACCCGAGAAACCCGAGAAACCGAAGAAAGAGAAAAAGAAAAGAGTTATGACGGAAGAACATAAACAGAAACTCGCACTCGCAAGAGAAAAGGCTCTCGCCACAAGACGAGCGAATGCAGCGAGAAAGAAAGAGATTAAACAATTACAGAAAGAAGAAGAAGAACAGAAATATAATCAATTAAAAAGTAGAGTCAGAAAAGAGCCCGCAGAGGTAAAGCCCATTAAAGAAGAAATAAAAAAAGAAACAATTAAAGTGGAAAAAGAGGTTCAAGGATATTCTAAAAAAGAATTGGACGACGCGGTTTTATCAGGAATTATGAAATATGATTCATTAAGAAAAGCACGCAAGAAAAAGAAACAAGAAGAGCAATCAATAGAAGCGAAAGAAGAAAGAGTTAAACAACATATCGCGAAAGCAGTCAATCATTCAATTCAAGAAGACCCATATAATTTCTTTGATAATTGTTATTAAAAATCGCCGATTGGTAATTTATATTATATAATAAATAACCAATCGGGATTCTTTTTATTCCCAAGAGAAGAGAATAAATCATTTATTTCTATCTTCTGCAATTTTAAATATATCTTTATCCAGTTCAATCCCGATAAACTTTCTATTCATATTCTTACACGCACACCCACAAGAACCCGAGCCCATAGTCGGGTCAAGAATCGTGTCCCCCTCCCTTGAATAATATTTTAATATCCACTCAATCAACTCAACGGGCTTTTCTGTTGAATGTTTTCCTCTTGTTGATTTAATTGAAATAACACTATTCGGGAGGGGCGGGTCGTAAATAGACGATTTCCCAACAGACTTTCCTTTCCTGACTTCTTTTCTTATATCTGTTCCATACAAATCTTTTTCTTTATCTTGTTGATATGTAAACTTATGATTCACTTCAACTTCTTTATTTTCTTCAAACTTATTTTTATGACTTGATAAATCATAAAGAGGGAGTTTCTCATAAAATACATATATGAGCTCGTGCTTTCTCATAGGCATTTTCTTACTTAATAAAAATGAAGAAGCTTGTGATTTCGCCCATACTAAATCATATCTAAAAAAACATTTCTTCGGGGCTGAATTAATTAATGAGACACCGAACTTCGTTGTTGTTGTGAAAAATATTGGAGTATTTAATTTTTTAATTCTCATAACTTCAATCCAAAACAATTCTAAATCAATCGGCGAATCCCACGAACTATTCAGACAACCATAAGGTAAATCACAGAATATTAAATCAACTGATTTATCTTCTAATTTTTTCATTTCAATTAAACAATCTCCATTTAATAATAAAGTCATTTATTATAATGTATATTTTATTATTAAGATTTTAATTCTTATAAATATAATATATATATTAAATATAATATGGAACAACCACAACCACAAGGACTTAAAATTAAAAAAGTCGTTGATTTAGAAGACCGCTCTAAATATCAACCAATTAATCCAATTCTCCCGCAGCCTCCATTTTTAATGTTAGGAATTGGAAGCGTCAGGTCAGGAAAAAGCAATTTACTTGTGAACTTAATGAGACGAGAAGATATGTTCGGGACTGAATATTTTGACGACGCTCTCGTTATAAGTAATACAATAAATAATGACCCGAAAGGAAAGTTTTTAAAAGACGCATTCAGGGTTGAAGATCACTATGAAGATTCATTTATTCAAGACCTCGTTGAAGGTCAAAAGAAATATGAAAGAGAAGATATGCCGACTTCAATTTTAATTTTAGACGATATTATTAATAAAGATTTTAAAAAGAATAATGAAGTATCTTTTCTCGCTTCGCGTTTCAGACATTACGAACTCTCTCTTATGATTTTTACACAATCATTTCGTTCAGTATCAACAATTATCAGGAGTAATGCAACGGACATTTTAATATTTAGACAACAATCCTCAAAAGAAATGGAGAAGATTGTTGAAGAATATTCAGATTTAACGGGAACAGAACAGAGATTTATGGATTATTATAATATCGCTCATTCAGAAAGTTATTCATTTTTATATATAGACGCACAACAGAATCCCGCGAAGTTCTATAAGGGATTTGAAGAATTAATCGGTGAAGGTTCTAAATTACTTTATAAAGGAACTATCCCGAATCCACAAGACGAGGACGAAGTATTTGAAAAGAAAAAGAAGAAATAATTTATAATTAATAATTAATATATATTATATTATTATAAATATAAATGGAGTCATATGGATTATCTGCAACACTCAATCAACAGGAAGGTCTCACTCAACAAGACAGAGCTGACGCGGTTAATAATCAATCACAGATTAATTTTAATCTAAATCAATTTAATAACGAACAGAATCTTTTAGAAGAGAAAGTTGCTGGATTAAAAGAGAAAGTTGAAGGAGGTCTCGGCGGTGAAGTAATGGATCTCGGGGCGAAAGTGAAAGGATTAAATAAAGCGAGAGAAGCTGGATATGTTGGGACTTATGATAATTTATCTAAACAAGCAGCGAAGGTCGGTGAAACACTTGAACCCGTAGGTTCAGCAATAAAATCAGCGGGTTCGGCTACAATTGAAGGAATTGGAAATATCCCCGCAGCTGCGGCACGAAGCGGAATATTAGGTGGACGGGCTCAATCGGTTCAACGATTCGCAGATTACGCTGACCGATCACGAGACGCAGGACAAGCAGAAGCAGCCGCCACAGAAGCACCCGCAGCAGGAGACGCCGCAGGAGCGGGAACAGGAGCAGCAGATACAACAACGGCGGCGATTGAAGGTGGAGCAACAGGAGGAGAAGAAGGAGCAGCCGCAACCACGCTTGAAGTTGTAGGAGAAGGAGCAAGTCGTCTTTTCGGTGGAGCTATGGGTGGAGCACAATTGGGACTTGATATATATAAACAAGTTGAAGGAGGTTCATTTTTTAAAGGTGGAATTAATACTGGGGACGATATAGGAAATATCACGAATGAAGTCGGTTCTGTAATTGATATTATGGGAGCAGCCACAGGCGACCCGCTTCTTATGTTGGGAGGTGTTGGAATTGGATTAATCGGTTCGGGAATATCTGAAATATCTGAATTATTTAGCAAGAAAAAGTCCACCGCTCCACCGACAGACGCCACTCAATCGGGATATGCTCCCGTGGCGGTGCAGAGTTTAGCAGCAGAAGGGGCAGTCGGGGCAACACAAGGAGGCTCTTCTCTTCAAGCCGTTCAGGCGGGAGCTTCTTAAAATGTCTTATTGGATATTTATATTATATAAAAAATAACCAATCGGCAACTTTAAAGTTTTTATTTATGTTTTTTTTATTAAGATTATTTATTATATATTTTAATATTATAAATATGTCTTCAAGATACTTGGAACTCGCCCCGTCTAATAAAACAACCACAGGAAAATATTCATTTAAAAATGGAGTCGCACAGATTTCTTTTGATATACCCGAAGGAGCTTATCTTTTAGATCCTTCTTCAATCCGTATCGCTGGCGGTGTAGAATTATTTAAGAACACAGCAGGAGACCCTCCCGACGCGGGCGGAGAACTCGCTCTCTCTTCTCGTCTCGGTGTTTATGGGTGTTTCTCTCAATTAATTTTTAAGAGTTTAAAGCACCAAACCACAATTTCTCACGAAAGGAATTGGAATCGCTGGCTTGCTTCTTATCTCGCATTATCTTCAAGTCCCGAGGACGGCCTCGGTCATATGGGTTTAACTGCTCTGACTAATTCTAATTATAATCTTGAAAAATTAACTACTGCCGAGAAGACCACCCCGAATCGTTTCTGCGTTCACTTGCCCTGCGGCCTGTTAAATGCAGGATTACCTCTTAATTTAATGCCGAATGCTCTTGGGGGGCTCACGCTTACGATAATGTTGGAATCTGACGCTATGGCTCTTCAAATATTACCAGCCAATTCAAGCACCGCCCCGAATCCCGCTAATTATACGGAGGCGTTTTATGAACTATCAGATATTAAACTTTTATGTTCGGTCATTACTCCACCTCCCGACCAATTATCAAAATTAATGAAACAGACTTCGGGAGCTATGACCTTTCAATCTATTCATTCTTATTATGATACTGCGAACTCTACTAATATTCAACTCGCTATGAATCTTCGTTTAAAGAAAGTTAAGTCTCTATATACGAATTGGATTACAAGCAATAAATTAAATAATCTTGTTGAAGATTCTTTCGCCACTCTCCCGCCTTCTAATGCGGACGGCTCTCTCGCCCCCGTTGAAAAAGTTGCTTGGTTGCTCGGTGGCTCTGTTTATCCCCGATTATATTCATATGATACTAATATAAAGAAGGACGCGAAATGTGTTTCAGCCGACCCGATTTTAGTGAAGGATTTCATAAATAGTGTCGTTTCATTTGATAAAGGTCGCAATATACAGATTTCTCCCTGTAATGATAATCGCAGAATTGTCGCGAGCCCGAATGGAAAAGGTGTTGATTATAGATTCGCCTGCGACGGAGGCGTTGTATGGGGAATTGGTGTAAATTATGAGAATTATCTTGGAGGCTCGGGAATTGATATGAGTCAGAAACAGCTTGGCCTCGCGGTTGATTGTAAACTAACAAGCTCCAACGCTCAATCAATTTTCTTATTTGTAAACGCAGAGACTCAATTAATATATAATGCGAACGGAGTTCAAGTAATAAATTAATTTTTACTTTGAAGTTTTTTAAGATTTTTATTTTATAATTTTTATATCTATATTAAATATAAAAATGAGTTCTCCTGTTGATAAAAATGAAGATAAATCTTCTCAACCCGCGATTCTTAATATTAAGTCAATCCCCGTCAGTTCAGCTATGAAGGTTGAATCTGATATTTTAGAACCGCTGACCTTCTCGCAGACCGAGTGCGTTTTTGAGTTCGCCCCGAAAGGTTTTCTCCACGCTGGGAGTTGCATTTCAATTGGTTTTAAAGATCAGACTGATCTTGCGAAAGCTTTTCCATATGTTAATATAGGAGTTCAATCCCTCGTCCGTCGTGCAGTTTTACGAACAACGGCAGGCT